TAGCACCTCGTGTACCTGGAATAGCCATCCAAAACTTTGAATACTCATCAATTTTTGCTAGGGCTTCGTCTTTGTTTGTAATTGCAAATATTTCTTCCACAACATCTCTAAATAGAATCCTGTCAAAACGCTCTTGTACAAGCATTTTTGGAATGACTCCATTGTCGTATTGTCTGTTTGCTTCTTGGACTGCATTAATGTGGCTCCATACGTTGTGTCCCATTTGGATAGCATAACTAAAACTATCCCAAGATGTTTTTCCTTCTTTCCCGATCTTATTTAGGTCACCGGGAGCATATGTACAAACGTCTGATACTTTGAGTTCAGCAGTGATTGGCGAGTCTTCAAAGTTTTTAAATATCCCATCTGATATAACAGCGTCTTTAAACAGGCGGTTGTCTGTAGCATATTTTTTATCGTCAACTGATGGCACCATACGATACGTCCATTTGCTTCTGTCCGCAGTCTCATTCTGAATGTAGATTTGTCCATTCGCGGTTGCCAAGAAAGGACTAGCACAATCAAAAGTAATAGTAAAGTTTTCATTATAATTCTTCCTTACTGCTCTTTGAACATCAGTTAGTAGCGTAGCCCACTCTAGTTTGCTTGTGCCTAAGAAGTGCATTACATCGTGAATGCCTTTTTCTAACAATCCATCAAAGTGCATAGTTACAATACGTTTAAGCACCAAGTGTACATCACACATGTTTTGTCCACCCATTGCCCAACCATTAAAGTGATTGTCTGGATATTGTTTTGGATCGCAGTATTTCTTCATACGATCGTACCAGTCATCTGCTTCAGCGTGATTCTCGCCTTGTAGCACATTTAAGAATTTGCAAGCGCCTGTGCGATTAGCAATCCAGTAGTCATTGTTAATGTAAGTTCCTTCTACGGCTTCAATGTAACTAGTAATACCAGTTGCTTCTCTACCAGCAGGCGAACGACATACCCAGGCAGGGATATCAAGAATCATTCCGTAGTCCATATAAGCATCCATCCAACGGAGAACTTGATCTCTTTTCTTTGCTGCCTTTGGACAATTAGGATTTTTCCAGTCACCTTCCCATACACCTTTACCAATTTGGAAGCCACCTGAGTCGCCTAGTATCCAAGAGTTTTGTCTATCTCTATTACGCACCATATCTTCTTTAGGTGAATGTTTGTTTACATCAAGTTCAGCATGTCCTGCTGAGTACAGTGTCCACTGATACTGGAACTGTCCTTCTTGTTTGTTAAGATAGTTAAGACTTTCAACACCGTGAGTAAAGTTTGCAGGAATGCGTGACTTATCTACATATTCGTCATAACGCTGTTTGCCCACATAAGTTGCATAAAAGCCACTTAGTGCTGGTAAAAATCTAGCGTAATCATTTTGTGTTGCAGTTAAGTCTTTATTCATTTATTAATTTCCGATACTGCTATTATATAAAAGCCAATTATAATAACGGCCAATATGCTAATTGCTGTTGCAACTTCGCCCATATTACTTACTCTGCGCTGGCAAGATGTAATCGTATGTTGCCATACCTGAGTTTACGCTAATCTTCATCGCACCTTGATCTGAAATGCTCATTGTAGCATCACCATCTAAACCTAAGATTGCTTGTACCTGTGCAACAGGCCAACTCCATGTATGTTGTAGTGTACCTTCAATGCCTGCTTCAAATACAAACTCACCTGCGTGTGTGCTTGCATCACCAAATGCAAATACTAAGTTACCGTCTTTAGTACTAACATTAAAAGTAGGCTCTTCACTATGTGCTGCCGCCATAAGTTTCATACGACTAATAGCAGCCATGCTTGGAGCAAATTCTACAGCCCAAGCTGCGCCTTTAAACTTTACAGTTTTTAGTTTTTCTTCAATGATTGCTTTGTTCATAAAGCGATAATCATTTTCAAAATCACCTGCTGCATTTTCAAAGTGAATGTGTGTAGGAATAGTTTCGCCGTTGCGTTCTGCCTGCACTACATCAATCTTTGCATTATCTTTGTACTCAGGATTCTTTAAGTGTAGCGATAGTTTGTCTAAGTTAGGCATACCAAATGTGCCTACAAACTCGTTAACTGGATTTGCTGTTGTTGCTGACATAATAACAGAACGATCTTCTGCCATTGAGTCAATTTGTGTGCCTTCTTCGTTGCTTACTTTCACAAGCGACAAAAAGCCTAGTGCGTGAGTATGTGCTACTACGTCTTGTAAGATATCTTTCATTTTATAGTTTCTCCATTGAATAAATTTATTATATTGCCTAAGTTGTTGTTTGTCAAGAACTTTTCTACCGTGTATTTAGGTTTAAAGCCTAGTGCCTTCATTTTTTCTGTGTTAGCACAAGTCCATTCTCGTTCTCCTGGGGTATTTAGACGCACAGGTAATTCCGGTGCCAAGTCTTGGATCCTAACTGGATGCCCCGTACCAATGTCAACTATACCGTTGACATAATCTTTTGATATTAATATTTCTATTGCATCAAGAACATCTTCTAAGTGTATAAAATCTCTATAGTGCTTAGTAGTATATTCTAATGTATTGTTTCGTAACTTGTTAAAGAACATGTTTTCTCTAGGACAACTATCACAGTATACAGTATGAAATCGCATACCTAGCATATTTCCTGCGTTGTAACGCTCTGCAAGTTCCTCTAAACAATATTTACTTGCTGCATAAGGATTAAGATCAGGTTCGTATGCGCTTGAACTGCTCGCATATAGTATACGTGTACCTTCGTATCGTTCAAACAGTCTACGGCTTGCTTCTACGTTGTTATTCCAATAGCCTGCAGGGTCTTGTAAACTTTCACGTACACCACTCTTGCCTGCTAGGTGTATCACTAAGTCAAAGTCGTCTGTAGGGAAATCACAGTATAAAAGATTATCAAGTCCATTTGCTGCAATATCTAATCCAGTTAAATTATGACCTGCTTTTAGCAAACGATTCCATAGCGCAGAACCAATAAAGCCGTAATATCCTGTTAGTAATATTTTCATCTATTTGCTATTCCTTGTTCCTGAAACCAAGATAAAAATTCTTTTGTGTTCCTCCAACCAGTTACATGTCTGTAGTGATCTACTACTTGTGCTAGAGGATAGTCGTTTCCGCCTTCATCTATTCTATCTCCAAAAAACCATAAAGTGTCTTCCGGATCAAAATCTTTTATAATTTGACTTTTATCTAATCCTTTGGCACTAATATCAATTCCTGTTTCGCCCCCTACTTTTGCTTCTAGTTCAGGAAACAGTAAGTTAAAGTTGTGTGCAATATCAATACGTTCATCGAACCTTAAATCCCAGTCTACATATTCTGTACGTTGTTCTTTAGTGGCATTACGACCTACTATACTAAAATTAACCATACCTGGACGATGTTCGAAGTGTATTCCTGTGCGTAAATAAAAATCACTTTCGTTTAATTTTATACTTAACCATTCGTGTGCATCTTCTGGAAGTGTCCAATCATTAGTGCGAATGTGTTTTTCACCTTCCCAAACATCGTTACCGTTACATTGGTATACACGTTTACAAAGACTATAAACTTCTTCACTTATTTGTTCTATGGTTTTTGGTTTATCACTACCTGTAACAAGATACACATCGTTATTTGCACAAAATGTAGTAAAGAACACACAGAAATCTTGATCGATTGTTCCTCTACTAGGGGTAAGTGTGCCGTCTACATCGAATATAAATTTATTTGCCACGATTTATTACCCTTTTTCTTAAGTCGCTAGAACTAAAACGGTGATCTCGTTTATTAAAATACAAATCAATATCACGTTTACGACAAATGTCTTTACCTGTAAAATCTTTATCTCGATATTCTTCTCCTAAGATACGTACATGTATAGTATACATACTCAAAATATCTTCTAGATCTTCTTCAGTACCATAAGGAATTATTTCGTCTACATATCCAACCGCTTTAAGTTGTGTATAACGTTCAACAACAGTTTGTATAGGCGGATTTTTGTTAGGACGATCTGCACTAGGATCCATTTGTAATCCTACCATAAGATATTCGCATTGTTCTTTTGCTTCACGTAACATTTGTACGTGTCCTGCGTGTAGCAAATCAAATGTGCTGCATGTGAATCCTACTTTCATTTTAACCCCTATATAATCCCATCGTTCCTAGTATCAAAAGGTCATCTACTATGGTGTCAGGATTGTTTCTAATTTCACGGCTTGCGCATCCTCCTAAAAACATAGTTGCAATTAATAAAATAGATAGAGTTTTCATTTTCTTAATCCTCGTAGTTATAATTTTCTGCTAATTGCTTTAAAAGATCAATTAACTCCTGTATGGTATTTAGATCTTGATTATTCTCTGTATCAATTTCTATTTCCATCTTTACTTTCATATTAGTCTCCAAAGTCAAACAAACTATTAAATGTTGTGTGTTGTTTAGTATCCTCCAGCGGATAGTTAAGCACACCAATTAAGTTATCTAGTTTATTATCAATAATTGTTTCTGCCATTGCTGAGTCATCAAATGGCAGTTCTTTAAACCATTCAGGTAGTCTAAGCTCATCTGTTGGATAAGCGACACTTGTATAACCTAAAGGGTTTTGTTTAAGTTTACAAACAATAACTTTCATACCGTCTACGATCTCTTGCGAGTATTTGTCGCCGTTCATACGTTTTAGTGTATTCCAATTAATGCTTGCCCGTACATGGCCTGGCATATTTGCCTTTCCTTGTTTTTGTTCTAGTCTTTGATAATGTCCAATTTTATTTGCACGTTTAGGGGAACCTTTTTCCCAACCTGGCATTTCTTGGAACTCCTTACGGAACTGTGTAATGCGTTCTAATACGTCTTCCTGTGGAACATCTGTAAGTACCATAAGTAGTAGTTCACTTAGAAACTTTTGCATGAATACAGGCGTATCTGAACGTCTTAAGTCTAAGCCCATTGCTTTTACTTTGCCCGGTTTGCCGTCTATGTCTGTTCTAAAACCTTCATTGTCAATTACAAGTGCCGCATATCGCTTCTTTGTAATGTACAAGCCTGACTGTGCAATAATCTCTCTACCTGCTGCAATAACATCTGAACGACTCTTTGGACAATGGAATGCCTTTGCCATAAAGTCACCAAATGTTGTGTTTGCTTGCTCGCATACTTGATCCATAAGTATAATACATTTTTCTTTAGACCATTCTAATTTACCACTTTCTACGTCATCTTTTAGTATAGGCCATGCACTAAAGTAACAAGAGTCAGTGTCACCATATATCATTGCTTTACCTACATGATCATACTCGCCTGTAATTACTTTGTTAACTTCAGCCGACATATGTTTAACAATAGTTCGACCCGATAATGTAGTTGACTGACCGATACGTTTATCGAAAAAACGACAGCCAGGATTGAGAATAGCACCGTACAAACTGTTAAGATTAATTTTCTTAACCAACTGACGTTTATCCCAATATTCAATTTCTGCTTGATTTTCTGAATCTTTTGCTTTCTTTAACATCTTCTGCATGTCTTTACGCTCAGCATACCAGCGTTTAAGAATACCTGGAATCACACCTTCAAATTCTGTTGTAAATATAGTGCCATTAGCACTAAGCATCCAGGGCATATTTGAATCAAATATAAGTTGATAAATCTCTGCACCTGAAAGTACGTCCGACCTGCCATCTTCCCAATCAACAGTAAGGGCAATGTCCTTGCGTTGGTCCATAACTGCTTCGTATTCTTCTGTAGAAAAGCGTCCTTCCCAACTACCTGCAAACGACTTTTTCTTTAGTGTCATATCTTCATGTACACGAGCATCTGTAATCTCTGGACGTATTTGTCCTACGATAGTTTCTGGAGCCATGTTCAACGCACGAATTACTGAAGGATACAGTGAGTTCAAGTCCATTGAAGCAATCCATTTGTGCAATCCTTTCTTAGGAAATGCAACATAAGCACCTGCTGCCTGTGTGTTTTCTGTATCATCACGCTTAGGACGATTAGGTACACGCAAGTCTCTGTTGTGTGCTTCATTAATAATGCCTTGTTCAGTAACAGCAACAGCACCCATAGTGGTCTGTAACAAGACTGTGTTCTCGTGTGCAATTGAATTACTTAGATCAATAAATCTTAGTTTTTTGTCCAGCTTGTCCAGTAGTGCGGTATCTTGTATGTTGTATTCGATGAACTTTCTAAAGTCATTGTTGTACAACTGGTCCAAAGTGCCTTCATAAGGTACTTTATTTTCACCAACTTCGATCTCACCAATGGCATCAAGCCTGTATGTGTGTCTTTCTTCATATGTGTATTTACGATATAATTCTAAACTATCTAAATGCACTCTGCCTATTAGGTCAAAGGTAACAGCTGATTTCCCATACTTTTCATATTCACGCTTCTTAGGAAGTTGTCCCCACAAGCAGAATCTACGTGTGTCGTCTTTGCTTAGTACACGACTAGTTCTGTTTACAGTATACGGAATATCATAACCTTCACTGTTCCAGCCTGATAAAATATCAGCATCTTCAATCAGTGTTAAGAAAGTGTCAATCATCTCACTTTCTTTTTCAAACAACATTACGTTGTCAATACCTTCAAGTTCTGCTTTGGCTTGTTCCATAGTAAGTGTCTTGGGCGGAACAGCAAGACATACCATTGTTTCTAGCCACTGTAAGTATACAGATATAGATGTAATGGGCATAAACGGATCACTAGGATCAGCAAAGCCACGCTCTGGGTCAAAGTCTGTCTCAATATCAAAGAAAGCAATGTTTAGTTTAGGAGCATCTTGATTAAGATAGTTTTCACTCAAACACTGGAAGATTGGATTGATGTCGCTTTCAAATAAGTTCTTGCCTTTGTTAATAGCAACTTCTTTGCGAAAGTCTTTTGTGTTCTTACATACAATACGGCTTAGTGGATCTCCGTATACACTTTTGTACTTGCCTTTAGGATCTTCATAATAGAAGGTATATTTTGCTTGATATTCTTGAAAGTGTCTCTTGCCGTCACGGCGTTCTACGACACGGATAATATCTTGATCACGATCGAACATCGCGTCTACATATGGCATTCAGTTTTCTCCTCGTTGCTTTTGGCCAACTTAACCTTCATACTTGCCTGGCAATTGCCATTGGCGTTAAATTTATTTATTGTGCAAACAAACCCACTAAGTAAATTATGGTTAGTCCTGCATTTAAAACTATTAAACTTTTTTCTTTCCATAGTACTCCAATTAGTACCCAAAGACCATTTGCTACTGTAAATGCATAACTGTAATAAGGATACATGTTAAATGCAGCCATAGTTGCTGCAATTAATAAGATTACCGTTGCAATCCATGCCAACCATTGATAGGGTTTAGGTTGTAATTCTTTATTCATTATTCCATTTCCATAATGCCCAAACAGGAACAGCATAGCATGCCGCAAAAAATAGTATAACAAGTAAAAGATCTACCACCATTGCATTGCTACTCCAAAACCTAAAACATTAACAAAAATAAACCAGCCTGTTAACATCATTGGCCATGCTAATTTACGTCTATAATATCCTAAAACTCCAAATACACTACCGATGAAAAAACCTGGATATACAATACGCATATCAGGAGAATCAGCAGTAAGTGCAAGTGATGCACTTGCGGCTACAGTGAATACGAAACTAAGAAGTTCGTATGCAAAGGCTACGCGGTCAGAGCGATAACTGCTCCTCCAAAATTCAATTACACCGTTCACTTATCATAACCAAGTGTGACGATCAATGTTTCTAAATCGTCATAAGCATCTGCATGTGAATCCCAGTCACGTTTTTGTGCAATCTTAATTGCCTTATTAATTAGACTTGGTTTAATATCCATTTCCTCTGCTACTGCTTTTACAGTTTCTTTTAAGCCTGTATTTAAATCTTCAACTTCTTGTAAGACTGTTACGCCTTCTCGAACTAAGCGTTCTAGTTTTGCTTTTTCATCAGCACCGTAGGTACGACTACCCATAAACACCTCCTATTTAATGTTATGTATATTATATGATATATTTAGATAAAAGTCAACCGTTAAAAGACTTTTTTATTATCAAATGCCCTATGCCAGCCAAAGAACTGTGCTTTGTAATCTGAGTGATCGTCAGAGCTAAGATTTTCCCATTCAGATTTACGAGATATTAGTCTATGAGCACCTTCATACCAATTAGTATTTTCTATAATATGCTCTAGTTTATTTTTTGCTTCTTGTGCCTCTTCTATATTATCGAAGTCCTGTTCTATATGTATTACTTCCATTACAATACCATGATCTACATAATCTAAACTAAAATCTATACCCCATTTAGGTTTTATATTGAGTAACTTTTGTAGTATTGGTCTTTGTATACTATAGCTTTCTAATTGGGTTCTTGCTTCGCCTGCAAATGCATACCGAGTAAGCAACATGCAATGATCTAATACTAAACCAACTTCGCTATTATTTTTATCTTGATACCATTCTTGTACTGGTGCAATATGATATTGTATTTCACGATTAAGTTCTACACCATTTGCTTCGTAATGCAAATATTCTAACGGTGTAGGAACTTCGTATCCGTCCTTGTCAAAGTCTTTGAATGGAAGTGTTTTAACCAAGTATTGATCTATTGGGTTGTATAAGTAAGGATTTTTAGTAAACTCTGGAAATAAGTTCACTAATTCCATTAATTTGCTTCTCTATAATTTTGGAATGACATGTCTGCTCTTACAAGCCAGTTATAAAGTCTTTGATCTACTGCCCCTTTTGATATTTCACCGTCGCCTGAAATTATCCTAGGAAAAACTACTCTACTAAGATTTTTATAAAATAAAAAGTTATTATTATTTCTTTCCCCGTCACTACCACGAGCTGCTAACCAGGTACTCCAATCTTCACCGCGTAAATTCTGTACGTGCTGTAGCCATGGAGAAAGATACTCACTACGTAATTCATCTGCATTATCCCATGATGTTCTTTCAGTGTCAATCCAAGCTCCAACTTCAATATTCAATTCTGGAGTACTATTAGAACTTGTTCCTGCACCCTGTGCTGTTCCAGGTATTTCCCAACCTTCAGGTAATGCATAGTTAGCGTGTGGAGCTAAGTGATTGTATATATCCTGCCAAGTAGGACGATCTTGCGGAGTATCCATCCCATAGCTTCTTGCTCTTAGATTCCAAGTAGTAGTTGTAAGTTGTTCAGGCATGTCTTTTCCGATATCAGTGTGTATACGTGACATCCTGCCATTTATCTGTCCTCTATTTTCGCCAAGACTTCTTTGGCGCTGAACAGCAAAATAGTTTGCAATTCTTGTCCATTGATACCCGCCGTCTGCTGTATCATCAAATGCTCTAGCAAGTTCTCTACTGTTTCTTACCCTAACAACTTCATCTTCTTTTATAATTTGCATAACTTGCATTAGTTAACTCCTAGTATACTATTTAACCTTTGTAGCATTTGTGATACTTCGTTTAGTTCTTGTATATTAACACCTATAGAACTTAAATGGTTTCTAATTCTAGTCATATCGTGACGTATAAATCCTATTCCTAAACCTTCACTATTAAACCATGTAAATAGATCATCTTTACCTCTATTATCTGGTAAGTTTTTAAACAGCGTATCTATACGATTATATTCTTCCGCAGTGCTTATATCTAATATAATAGATTCTATTTGCCTGTGTTCAGATGCACTAGTTCTACCGCTAAGTAGTTGTAATAAGTTGTTAGCTTTTTGTTGTTCGCGTTGTTGTCTTTCAGCTGCTGCTAGTTCTTCTTCTTCGCTTTCTTTTTGTTGTATAGCAGCATCAATTGTGTTTCTAATATAATCTTCTATCTTAACAATACTTTGTGCATCTATAGGTCTGCCAGTAGGTGCCGGTCTTGTTATACCATTAATAGTAAGGTTTCTGCTTTCCTGTCGCATGGCATTAATTAATGCTTCAAAGTAAGACTTTACTTCACGCAATTCACCTAAATCAAATTGTGATATATCTGTAGCATCTAAAAACCTGTCTGTTTCATTAATGTCTTTGTATGTTTTCCAATATGCTAATATATTATCTGTAATATCATTACCATAATCTGCAGGATCAATTTCTTCAAATCCAGGTAAGTCTAATAATGCTATCGTAAGATTATCATAATCAGCTAAACTTATAGTTTGTTCATTGTAATCTGCAATAGGTGATGTATTTCTTAAACGTACATTAAAGTATCTTCTGTCATCTGTAATATTAATATCTGTTACTCTACGTAAAACTCTAGTGTCAACTAATAAAATCCATCTAACATTAGCGTCAACACCGGCAAACGTTACTATATCAGAACCTCTTATTATTCCATTTGTATTTTGAAACTCTTCAGGCCACGAACCATCTTCTAAAACATATGGTTCAGGCCATTGTGTTCCTTGTGGAGCATTTTCTGCTGCATCTGCGTTAGCTGCCTCTTGAGCAGCCATATAAGTGTCGTAATCTTGAGGGTTTATTTCTTCACCCCTCCCCCAACGATATACAGCTGGATTGCCTCGCTTAATATATAACTTATAGCCTTCAGGAGGATTTCCACCAGTAAATTCTTCAAATCCTTCATTAGGATCAACTGGGGCTTGATTCCATGTTGCAGGATCAATATCGTCATCACCTTTAAATACATCTGGAACATTATTTTGCAACAAAGTATCTAGATCAATAATATCATTATCTGTCATATCACCTTGATTATTATAATAACGATCTCGTAAAAGTTGTAGATTCCTAACTAGTCTTTGTAATTCTACAGCTTCCTGTCCTGAAATTTCTTCAGTAATAAGTGCTTCGTATAAGTTGTTTAAATCAATGTGTTCGATGCTATTGTTTAATTGTTTTCTTACTAAAGGCTCTGCTTGTTGGTATAGATTCCTAATTATTTCTAGTAAGTCTTCATTGCTTACACCTTCTAGCATTTCTGGCGTTATAACGACACCTTCTGCGCTAAGATTCTGCACAACATTTTCTACATTAGCTATATTTTGATTTGAAGTATCTTCAGGACCTCTACGCCCAACTTCTGCATCAATATCATCTAGTAATGCATCAGGAAATTCTGCTGATTGTTTATCACCGTCTGTGCCTACGGTATATTCAACTGTGTGATCCATAGGTGAACTTCTATCTATATATAGGTCAGGACCGCTTTCAGAAGTAAGTAATATTTTATTTCTAAGATCACCTTCTAGTGCATCTTGTCTTTCTGCAGAAGCAACTTGATATGTGTCAATGTTAATTGTATTATCTACTTCGTTATCATTAGTTCCTAGATCTAGAACTTGTCTAGCTCGATTAATTATAGATGGAGTACCTTCTACACTGCGGTTTATTTCTGCGTTTGGAAATTGTTGTAAAAAGCCTGTATACTTATCAACTAAGGATTGTAGATCCGATCTATCATCTTCATACAACTCTTTTTCAAAGAGCATGTTTAGACTTTTTTCTAAATCTATATATACACTATCATTAGTTTGTTCTCTAGATACTTCAAGAACTAAACGCTGTATTTCTGCTAAATCTCTTCTTACTTCTATTAGTGCAGGTATTGTTTTTGGCCCAGCATCACCGTCTGGTCGACCGTTACTATTAAGTAAATCATATCCTAAATGTTCAGTCGCTGCTTGTTGAAAGTCTTTAACTGCTTGAGTTGTTCTTGGGCCATATCTTCCGTCAACACCTGTGCCTCCTACATCTAATCCTAAATCAACTAATATAGTTTGTAGTTCGCGTATAGCATCTTCTTCATCCGGATCATCAAATAATCCACCTTTTTCAGATCTTGCAAATCTAGCAAGCGGACCATCATCTGGAACATTCACTGGAGGTAGTTTTTCCTCCTCACTATCAGTGGTATTAACAGTAACTTCGACGCTCGGATTACCGTATCTTCTATTATGTTGTACGTTGGCTGCTGTTAATTCAGCTTCTTCAATTTCATCTCTATCGTCTTTATTTTGTAGTTCTTGTCTCCACAAACTAACAAGATACGGAGGGAGCATTTCTTTATCTGCTTGTTCTGTTATTGCATTAATATACACAGAATCTTCAACAGAGCGAGATCTTTCTAGTGTGATTGGTTCATTGCCGTCATTTCTTTCTGCTGATACGATGTAAACATTATTGTTAAGTCTAAAAACAAGATATGATAGATTAGTACGTTCTGCTATTACACTTGCAGTGTATGCAGCTCGTTCAAAGTCGTAATTATAATCAACATATTCTATTATTCGTAGTGCAAGGCCGCCCCACATCGCGTCACCGTATTGATCAAATCGGCCGTCTATGTAGTCGCGTAATCTGTTAGATACAGTAATTGCTTCAAGAATAGTTGACTTGTGCATTCATTATAACCTTATGCACTTTTAGATAATTTTTTTTCTAAAACTGTGTTTAACTTTTCTTTGTATGTTGATTCAGTAGGCATTTCTAGTTCGGCATTTTCGCCATTTCCAAACTTTGTTTCATAATCTAAATTATGATATACACTACCTAAATAATCAGCTGCTTTTGTAATTTTAGCCTGTTGCCATCCTTCTAGCCCTTCAGCTTCACTTACTGATTTCATCATATCGTGTAACTTTATAGCATATTTGGCAATTTTATAAAGGTCAGCTCTGGCCATTTGAACTTCGTGATCCATTTCTGCTTTTGCAGCTAAATCTCCTAAACCTTCTTTAAATTCGTCTTTTCTCATGAAATTGCTCCGTAAATACATGTATAACGTATTTATCAGTTAGACATGTTCTTGTTGCGTTTTTTCTTTTTAGTTCCTGGAGCACGACTTAATGTGCCTATGCCACCATTTGCAAACCCAGCAGCACTATTAGATGCTACAGATCCTGCTGTAAATGTTTCTTTAACAGCGTTGCATGTACAATGTGGGCAGTCTGGGCCACAGGTACAATCCGCAGCTTTTACATCAGCACCGCAGCATTTATCCGAACAATAGCCTTCTCTTTCTAGTAGTTCAGTTATTTTCATTGTATTTCCTCCAATACTTGTTACGTTCATTAGTACTTAGCCTTTTTGCTTCATGCTCTTTTAACTTTTCAACGTAATGACTTATGTCCATTTACTTCTTCTTTCTACCTGCCTTCATGTTTGCACACCAGTGGTACATTTTAGCACGTTCGCCGCTGGCCTTTTTTGCTTTTTTACGTAAACTGGTTACACTACCATTACAACTAGCACCTGACTTCTTTACTCGTCCAGGTCTGCTTTTGCCTTTTTTCTTACCATCAGCAAAGTTTTCATTAGTTTCTTTATCTTCTTTGTCTTTCTCGTACTTCTTAATAGAATCACGAGCTACTTTAATCATTGCTTTGTCGTGTTTGGCAAGTGTACGTTTTGTTTTCTCTCTTTGGTCATCAGCAAAGTTTTCTACAATTTGTTTGATAGTTAAAGGTAATTTTGCTACTTCTACCTTATCATAGCCTAGCATTTCTAATGCTGTGTATCTATGGTGACCATTTACAATTTTATTATTACAATCAACTATAATAGGAGTATATTTTCCAGCAACAATTCTATCAACTTGACGTTTAAAGTTTTCTATAATACGTTCTTTTTGTACAGGTATTATATCCTTTATTGCAATAGTTTCTATTGTATGACGAATATTTTTTAAATTCTTTTGACGGATCTGCGGAAGTTGATCTCTTGTATAATTTTCAACAGGCTCTTGTACATGTTGTTGTAATGCCTTTGCTGTTCTTTCAAATTTATGATCCTTATACTTAAAACCAATACCGCCTGCTTCTTCCCAAGCATTAATATTAACACCGTAGTCGTCTATTAGTATGTTAGGTGTTCCATCTTTTTGAGTTGCAAATTGTGGTTTGTTGTGTGTAACAATTACTTCGTCTGGTGGGAAGAAATCTAGATTATCTTTAACCCATTGACGTTTGTGTGGTTCACTACGAGGATCATCGGCAAGTGGACTTGTGCATATTTTATATCTACCTTTAACTTTTTTTATTAACGATAGTAACTGCGTTGCTTGTGGCAATACAGGTAAGTTTAACCAAAAGTTGTCAATTGTTTTAATATCGCCTATTGCTTGTGCAGGATTCTCAATATCTTTCCAATTGCCTACGCCTTGTGATTTTGACCATTCCCCAAAGAAGTCGGCAAGCACTCCATCCATATCAACATAAATTTCTGTGTTAGGAGCAATTTCTCCTAGAGCTTCTATAAGAGAATCTCTTGAATTATATGTTTCAGATAACGCATTAAACAAATCACCTGTTGGTTTTGGCTCAGGTGCTTTTTCGTATAAATCATTTAAATCGTGCCCGCCTTCTATGCAAGCTAATTCCATTTCCGTAAAACGTTTTTCCTCAGTTTGTAATACATCCTTTGCTGTGCGTATAGCACGAGTACCTTGTGGATGGTTAGGATTAATACTAACAGTTTCGCCGTTGATAAGTTCGCTTATATTTGCTGCTTTACCTACACGATCTAATACTTGATGTAGTTTATCTTGTGCATCATAGTTTCCACTTTCATAGCCTTTTTTACCACGCACTTCTACACGATGCTTTTTGTTAGTATCCATAATGTGCAAGACATCTATATGCTTGTCTCGTTCTAAACGGAGTATAATACCTTCTGCTAGTCCTAAATTAAACAACACATTAGTTTTAGAGCCTTTTACTTTTTTACTTAGTGTAGGCGGCTTACCATCTTTGTCTACAGTATTACCAAATTTTGCTGCTTGTTTTTTGATTTCTCCAGGACCTACATCTGCTGTAGTGTTTACGCCTTTTACAATGCGTCCCCATTCTTTTAAAAGATCACTACCTCTCATGATAATCCTATCTCTTTTGCAATATAAGATGCTTGCCAATCACATCCTGCATCGTCAAAGTGTTGTCCTTGATCCCAAACGTAACTTTGATATGCATCTTCTCCTATAATTGTATTTATTGCAGGAACATGCGTTGCAACAGGGTAATCTCGACGCTGGAAAAATGCATAGTCTGATTTACTGTGTATGTATGTTGCCAAAGCATCAAACTTTGATAGTTCTAATTCTTTATTATGTTTACGATAAAAAATTTTATGAAACTTCATATCTTTGTTTATACCGTTACCTGCATTATCTGCAGAAGGATGATATCTATCTATTTTATCTTTTAACTCAGGTATAAATTTTGTGTAATTTTTTGTTTTTTTATAACGTAATTTAGGACTATTAAATACTTCATCAGGCCATGCCGTATATCTAAAAGGAGTTGTAAATTGGAAAACAGTTTTATCTTTTTCTTCTTTTTCTTTTAATACTTTTTCAAAATGAAAAAGGCTACATTCTAAACTTGTTCCTGGATAGGAAAAATCTATCACTTCATTATTTGGATATTTTTCAGCTAGTTTTTCTACCCAACTAGCAACATTGTAATTCCATCCTTTACAGCCATATGTCCAGCTACAGCCAAAAGTATAAATTTTCATTTTTTACGGCCTCTTAATCCTGGTGGATATTCTTGTCCCTTCCAATAAGGACGACTAAACCAAAGTTTAAACCATTCTTCATCACCTGGGCGAAGATTTTTTTCACGTTCTATTTGTTTTTTTTCTGTGCCTGTAACAGATATATTAGATCCTTCATACGGCTTATAGCCTTGGAATTCGTTTATACCTGCTAGTTTTTTTAGATAATCGATTTCATCCACGGCTTTTCCTTCTCGGCTTGCCGTGTTTGTTGTGCTGCGCCCATGCTATAGCATAAGGAGCACCTGGGTCGTCAAATTTCTTTTTAAGAGCTTTAACTTGCTTTTCCCTGCCTGGAGGTGCATCTTCTGCTGCCACAGGTTCTACCCCTAGTGCTTTATCTAGAAGTTGCACTGCGGTTTGTCCATTACCAGGATACATAAGTTCAGCAGCTTTCATTTTATCCTCAGGAGACATAGTTGGCCATGCTTCTCTAAGTTGGCTTGCACTATTAATAGCCATTCCGCTAAAGTCAAAATCTATAGTAGGACCGTATGCTAGATATCCGTGTGTATCTGCTGTTTCTAAATTATCATTTCCTTTGTACGATATTAGATAACCCATATTGCCATCGCTTTTACGAATTTGATCTGGTAAAGGATGACTTGATTTATCTTTTTCACTTCGTACAAATATTAGTGCAGTCTGTGATGCATCTCCTATGATATTATCATAAGATAGTGCGTTAAATGGACTTTTAACTTGTATAAATCTTTGTTGTGGTACGCCAGCCATTCCAGCTAGTTTAATTTTTACATCAAACGGAAAAGGTCGACTTTTTGTATCGTCTGTTGCTGCTACGTATACATTTGCTTTTCCAAATGTTTCTACAGCCCAGTCATACAGACTTTTGTGTCCAGGATGAAATGGATGAAATCCTCCTGGCATTACTGCTACAATTTTTTTCGCAGGTGCTTCTTCAAATAATTCTCTTAGCCTCACTTGTATTCCCCTTTTTGGATTTGTTCCATTTCTTCGGAGAATATCTTATCCATAATGCTGTTTCTATCATTGTCGTTGAACATTTGATCAGGAATATCTGCAACATCAAAACGTTTACAATATGCTTCTAAAGCATTTTCTATCATTTGTCCAAGACATTGTTTTTTATCAATAGACTTACCTTCTCTATGTAAGTCTGCTATTCTGCTGATTGCTGGAAAGAAACTTTTTCTGTAAAAAATAGGGTCGTTGCGCATAAACGCACAAACATCATCTACTACATCATAATCGAATCTATTTTCAGGTTGTTGACTAAATTCATTAATACGCATATTACCACTTCCTACATGACCAATAACGTGCCTTATGTCTAGGACCCGGGTTATCGCAGTTGTGTCTTGCACGGAAACTTTTACGGCGTTTTGGATTTGATTTTTTAATTCTAGATTTTTTATCACCAAAGTTAACTTTTACTACATTACCCTTTGGATTTTTAACATATACTTTAAACTTTTTAACATCACCTTGCATAGGCTTACCCAGTTTAACTTTGCGTCCTTGGTACTCTGCTTCGTCTACTTCGTCATCTTCGTTAAACCATAATACACCGTACTGCTCATAAAATTCATCATCGTCATCATAGGTTTCTTCAATAATATTATCCTCTTCGCCTATGATAATATCAAAATCTTCGTATCCTTCTTCAAACATATAGTTTGCTAATTTTTCTGCATACTCGTTTGATTCTTGTTCTGACAGTTCGCCTGGTAGTGGAATTTGTAGAACAGTTACATCTTGTTCTGTAGTATAAGACTCATAAATAGGAAAGACTGATTCACTTAGCCTTGCCTTTTCTTGTTTTTCCATTATTACTCTTACAAAGTGTTCCATGATACCTACCTTAATGATTTAATTTAATGCTTGTAACTGTGCCGTCTGTCCAGTTTGAAATGTATGCTCTAACCCACACATAATTTCCTGTAAAATTATATATGTGTCCGCCGTCCCTGTTACTACTCGAATCATTATCAGCAGTGTGTGATGTAGACGTAATTGTAAACCAGTCAGAATCTGTAGGTTCTACAGATAACGTAGCCTGCATTACTACAGTACCTAAAAAACCTGTTAAATTATATTGAACGGTGTGAAAACCGTCACTACGTCCGTAGTAACCGTCGCCTTTGAATTTCTCTCCAGTTACAGTCTCTGTAGTACTGTCCCCTGGATGTGATTGTGCTGATAATATAGTTTCACTGTTTGCCATATAACTATTTATCTAGATTAGACTGTACAAGTATTTTATCAACACGGCGAATATTGTCTAACATTAAAGAACAAAGATGCAAAGTTTTATCGTTTTTCGCATAAAAATAGAATCCATCTACATACCCATTTTTTAAAAGTTCTTGGTATGCTATAGGTCCAAGCCTAACTTGTCCAGGATTATTATATGCCCATTTTGCAAAACCTATACTGTTTCTGTTTTTACCTATTGTAACTTTATACTGGAAACCTATGTCTCTTTCTAAAATAATAGTATTTGAATCTAGTAACTTTTCCCATGATTTATCTGGTTGATAAAATGCAATAGCATTACTCGGATTAATCGAATTAGAAATTAGTTTTAACCAATTCTTACTATTTGAGTATATATTTAGATATGATGATTCAACTCTTAATTTAAAATCATCATAACCTATAAACATACTATACAATTTTTTTGCATCTATAAAAGATTCTTCACTTATGCGATATCTGCGCAATCCTCTTTCAACTTCTAGATCAAGATTTTGATCTTGCAATCTTTGTAACCTATCTAAAGAAGTTCTAGTAATTGCAAACTTCTTTTCACGGAAAACACTGGCCAGATCATTTCTTACTTGCAATCTGTATAGAAATTTATTATAAAAAAGTTTATAGCTTTTAAACGTTTTCAAGTACTGGCTCCGATGTACAATCTAATTCAAATATATCTAAATCTACATTAAAGTCAATATTTACTAGGCCGCCGTTTTTAAGTTTTCCGAACAATAATTCTCTTGATAACGGACGCTTAATTTCTTTATCAATTACTCTTTGTAAAGGACGAGCACCATTCTTTTGATCAAAGCCCTTATCAACTAGAGCATCGAGAGCTTCGTTAGAAACTTTTATATCAACGCCTTTATCTTTGACCATATCTTTAAGTTCAACAAGGAACTTGCCAACGATCTTCATCATTACTTCTTTGCCTAGTTTAGCAAATGTAATTACACCGTCAAGTCTGTTGCGGAACTCAGGAGCAAAGAATTGTTTAAATTCTGTATCTTCATAGGTTTGTTCTGCATCTTCACTATCAAAACCGATTGAAGATTTTTCCGCTGCCTTAGCACCTAGATTAGTTGTAAGAATTAGCACACAATTACGTGCATCTGCTTCTTTACCATTTGAACCTGTAATCTTACCATTGTCCATTACCTGTAATAAAATCTGCGAAACGTCTGGATGCGCTTTTTCAATCTCATCTAACAGCAATACACAATTAGGATGTTCTTGTAAGCGTTCTATTAGTTGACCTGCACTATCTTCATGTCCTACGTATCCTGGGGGTGAACCAATAAGTTTTGCAACACTATGTTTCTCTTGATATTCACTCATATCAAAGCGTACAAGTTCTACACCTAATTGCTTACTTAACTGTTTTGCTGTTTCTGTTTTACCTGTACCTGTTGGACCCATAAATACAAAGCTACCAATTGGTTTATCGTCAGGTTTTAAGCCTGCTTGACTTACAAGAATCTTATCAACAATTCCCTCAATTGCTTCATCTTGTCCGTAAACTACTTTCTTTAGATTTTCTTCTAAGTGTGCTAAACCTTCTGTTTCCTTTTGACTTACCTGTTCTGGAGGAAGTTTAATAACCTTTGCTAATTCAAATTCTACACCTTCAGCTGTTACTGTTTTATCTTCTGTTTCTTTTAGATTAAATCGTGAACATGCTAAGTCTAGCAAATCAATAGCTTTGTCTGGAAGTTTTTTGTCTGCTTGATATTTTACACTTAGCTTAACTGCTGTATCAATTGCTTCATCTGTAATAGTAGTTTTATGGTAGTCTTCGTAGTATTTTTTAATACCTTGTAAAATATCCTTAGTAACTTCTGGTGAAGGCTCATCAACTGTAACACGCTGGAATCTACGCATCAACGCACGATCTTTCTCAAAGTATTTACGGAATTCATCCCAAGTAGTAGAAGCAACAACTTTAAGGTTTCCTTTTGTTAGTGCAGGCTTTAGCATATTGGCAAGATCGTTTGCATTTCCTTGTCCACCTGCTCCGGCACCATTCATCATGTGTGCTTCGTCGATAAACATAATTGTTTTACCTTTTTTCTTTAATCCTGCTAAAACAAGTTTAAATCGTTCTTCAAAGTCTCCGCGGTATTTTGATCCTGCAAGCATACTTCCTATATCAAGCATGAAAACTTCATACTCTTTTAAGAAATTAGGAACATTGTCATTGATAATGTTGTATGCAAGTCCTTCAGCAATAGCAGTCTTACCTACGCCGGGATCACCTACTAGTAGTACATTATTTTTGCTACGGCGTCCAAGTGCTAATGCAATGCCTTCTAATTCTTCTGCCCTACCAATAATTGGATCAATGCGATTACGTTTTGCTTCATCATTTAAGTTAGTAGTAAATGCACGTAGAGCTTTTTGTGAAGCGCCTGACATTTCTTCATCTTGAAATGACTCTTCCATTTCTGTATTAAGATAATCAGCAAATTCTTCTTTACTAATACCGGCCTTTTCTATAAAGTAACTAGCATGACTTTTCTTTTCACTCATCATGCTTAATAATACATCGCTTAGTTCAATTTCAGATCTACCTGCAAACAATGTTTGGGTGAATGCACGATTGAGACAACGTTCTACTGCTTGAGTCTTTTTAGGTTTATGCTTTGTACCTTCAATTTTAATTTCTTCAAGATTATTTTTTAGATAATGTTCTAGATGAGATTTTAAATAATCAACATCTCCTCCAAAACCTTTGATAGAATTACTAAAGTTTTCGCTACACATCATAGCAAAGAGCAAATGCTCCAGCGTTACATATTCGTGCTGTAATTTTCTAGCATCTTTAATACTTTTATCAAATACTAATTGTAGCTCTTTGCTTGGTTCAACCATTCTGCTTTTTCCTCATTTTATTTCTTTTTTTCTTAGCAATATCTAATTTAAGTTTGCTAACCCTATCAGTAAATTCTATTCCATGCAAGTGATCATACTCATGTAAAAAACACCTAGCATCAATATCGTATAGTTCTATTATACACTCATTAGCGTCAGTGTCAAGATATTTGGCAATAATTCTTTTAGGTCTTTTAACACTAAAGTATAAGTCTGGATGGCTTAAACAACCTTCCGGCATAAGTTCTGCTTCTTCAGAAACTTCCCTTATTTCAGGATTTATAACTGCAAAAGGTTGAGCTCCTTCTATTAAGTAAGGCTTCATTACAAATATTTGTGCATCTAATGAAACTTGATTTGCAGATAGTCCTATTCCGCCTTCCCTTATCATTAGTTCTACCATTTGTTTTTCAACTTCTTTTGCATTTAAAAAGTTATAGTTAAAAGGGCTTACTTGTTTCTGCAACCACGGATCTGGTGATTTAACTAGTTTTAATTCCATCTATTATCTCTCTAATTTTTGTTAGTTGTTCGTCATTTAAGTTTGTAGGAGTAACTGAGTTTACTTTTACATATAAACTTCCTGTCCTTCCTCCCCTTGCATCCGGCAACCCCATTTCAGGCATACTAAATGTAGTACCATTTTTTGTGTTAGGCGGAATTCTAAGTTCTATTTTTCTGCCTGTTAGTAAAGTAACTATAGTTTTTGTTCCTACTATTAATTCTAATGAATTTATATCTACACTGGTATATAAATGATTATCAGCTCGTTCCCAACCAGGTTTAGGCCTAACTCCAATTACTACAAACAAATTTCCTCTAGGACCGGGGATTATATTTTCACCCAACTCAGTGAATCTAACTCTGTCACCGTCTTTACATCCTGGTGGAATATCTAGATTTACATTTTGTTCTTGTCCATTACGTAACGCATACGTAACTATTATTTTTTTTCCAGTATATACTTCTTCTAAATCTATGTTAACTCGTAATGATATATCAGGATTTCTGCTTGTTCTTTGCTGATTAGTTTGTCTAAACATATTTGCAAAGATATCTTCAAATCCTCCCATATTTCTTGTGTTAAAATGAAATCCGCCCTGGCCAGCAGTTTGACTATGATCATACATAGTTCGTTTATGAGGATCTTTTAATGTACTATAAGCTTCGTTTACTCGTTTAAATTCTTCTTCATTCCCACCGCGATCAGGATGGTGTTGCATACTTTTCTTTTTGTATGCTTTACGAATATCTTGTTCAGTCGCAGATTTGCTAACACCTAATACAGAGTAATAGTCCATGCTATTATTTACCGCACGGACTATTGTATAAAGTTAGTACTGATTACTTTTTCTTTTGTGCGTCAGAGTAGGCATTACCACCAATGAATGCCATTACAATCGCGGCCACTGAAACAAAGTATGTAGCAGCCATATCACCTAAAATCTTGCCAGCGCCTTCTAATCCAATTAGATGTGCTAGTACAACTGCAAATGGGTATAATAGCATACCAAATAACGCAAACCATGCCATGTTACGCATTGCGTCTCTACGTGCATCTGCATCTTCAAACGCTTTGCGTTTGAACTCTAATTCCATTGCATATTCTTCTGCACTGATGTGTCCGTCACCGTTTGTGTCTGCTTTAGCGGCAACTTCTGCATCCATAGTTATAGTCTTTTTTGCTTCTTCACTCATTTAGATTTCCCCTCTAGTTTTTTAATACGAGCATCTAGTTCAGGCCATACATCAAACTCGTGTAGTTCTTTGCATGGATGACTATTTTTTTCTAGCTCTACAAGTCTAGCTTCTATTTCGTCAATTTTTGCAGTTATTTTGGGATATTTTACACGCCAAGCATTAGGATCATTCTGAAGCCAAGTCCAGCCCCAGCGTATTGCTAGATATTCTAAAAAACTATCAAACTTAGTTACGCCCCATGTTGCCATTCTAGTATCTTTAAACCAGAATAAAAATGCAGCACCTAGTAATGACCCTGCAATACTAGTGTAAATCCACAGACGGTCTCCCGCCATTTCTTGTATCATTTCCCACATAATAACTCCCTCGTGTTACTATGTGTATTTATTAGAATAATTTAGATAATGGTCTTACTAATAGCCCAGAATGATAGCATCATAAAACCAAAAACACTTATTTGAATTATAGATGCCCAGACTATTTGTTTTATAGGATGTATTTCTACTAATTTTTCTACCCAAGATTCGCTTGGTGATAAATTTATTACTTGTAGTGCTTTACGATGCATCTTGTCTGATTTACGTTGCAACATACGTTCTAAGAAACGATCCCACCAGTTCATTTTACTCCTCTACGAATAAGTTCTCTTTTAACTTTAGAAACTATTTTTCGTTGGGCACTACTTTTTTCTAAGTATTCTTTTAATTCACTCAGTGGTGTAGACTTCATGTAATAATGTTGCGTTATATTTTTACCAGAGTTTTTGTCTCTAACAGTTTGTGATGGTTTAAATTTTTCTGGCATTATTCAGGTCCTCCGTTGTGTTTACGTTTTGCTTTCTTTTCTTCCCAGTCTTGCAAAGCTCTTTTAATAGAATCTTCTGCTAGTACTGAACAGTGTAATTTAATCGGAGGTAGTTCTAATGCATCGGCAATGTCTTTATCTTTAATCTCCATTGCCTGTGTCATAGTAAGTCCTTTAAGCATTTCAACAAACATAGTTGAACTTGCTATTGCACTACCACAACCGTATGTTTTAAATTTAACATCTTCGATAACATCTGTATCAGGATTAACTTTTAAGTCAAGTTTCATAACATCGCCACATGCTGGAGCGCCTGTTAGTCCTGTTGCTATGTTAGGGTCTTTAGGATCAAAACGGCCCACACCGTGAGCTTCCGGGTTATTTAGAACGTTTTCAAAACGCTCTACTACTTTATTTGAATATGCCATAAAATTTAGTTATTTTAATGTAGTATAACAAAACTATAATAATTTGTCAACCTTTAGAAAGAACAATTTACTGTTGCTTTGGGGTTAACTTTTTCTTTGCTGATTTCAGCGCCAGGATCCAATGTACAACTAGATTGTGAAGAACAACTACTCAGTAGTATCGTCAACAGGATCAGGCTTAACTGCTTCTTCATAGTATACAATAATTTCTTTTTGTTGCTCAATATATCTGCGAAGTTCAGCAAAGTTTAATGATAAATTTTCGTAATCTTTTACGCTAATAGCAATCCATGCAGTTTCGCCATTCTTAGCATAAAACTCTTCTTTGAACTCTTCAAAATTATCTTCGTTAACCACATAGATTTTAACCCTGTTCAAATTCACACCTTTAGGGTGTGGAACAATTGGCACTGTAGTCTTAACTGTATTAGTTACTACTTGTATCTGTGGTTCCGGAGTCAGTAGACTGCATCCCGCTGTTAGCGTTAGGATCAGTAATAGACTCGAGATCTTTCCAAAGCTCATCTGTTGCACCTTGCATTCTTGGTTCAATTAAACCTGGCTTCTTAGTAGCCAAGTGTGTTAAGTTATGACGTTGTAGAGTAGCACGAAGCTCGTCTCCGTACTGCTCTGCTTTTTGTAAGTCATTTTGTAGTTTACCGTTTAGTTCACCTAGTCTTACTGTTTCTTCTTGAACAAGTTTTAAACTTGCTTCGCTAGTTTGTACAGCGACTTCCATACGTGCTACATTGGCACGAGCTGTTTCTAAGTCGCTTTGTAGTTTTTGCACATACATATAACCACCACCGGCTATACCTAGTGCAACAAGAACAAACGCAATTTTTAGTGATGTAAACATTATACTATTATTTAGTCAAGCAATTTTGCAAATGTTGCAGGTCCGGCAATACCGTCTGCTACTAGCCCATTTGCTGCCTGCCATTCCTTTAATGCACGTTCTGTACCTGGTCCAAAGTCACCGTCTGCTGCAACACCTAAGGCTTCTTGCATAATTTTTACACCTTCGCCTTTTGCACCTTTGCGTAGTACACCAATGTCATCAATAATTTCTTGAATGTCATCGTCGTCTTGAGCAAGGTCTTCTGCATCCATACCTAGTACTTTCATTGCGTGTACATAACGCTTCTTACGATCGTCTAAGCCAATGCTTCCGCCGTTAATGACTTTAGTCATACGCTTAACATCATCTGTGTCTGCAATATCGTTTAGATTTTTTGCGTCCCAGAACCAGCAAGCTGATTCAATAGCACCTGCTGGAGTTGCTACATATTCTGCTGCTTCTTCTGCTGTCATATCTACACTGTCGCCAAAACGTGTGTAGTTCTCACGTCCTGTTAGTTGCTTTAGTCCACGTCCACGGAATCTCCAACCGTCACCTTCTTCAACGTTGCCCATTTTGTACTTACGGAACTCGTCCATATATACATAGTTTGCAATCATCTCTGGGTTACGTGCATATTCATCTGCATCACGCTTTGGTGGTTCACCAAAGTAACGTCCAAATACTGCACGAAGTGCCTTTGCACTATAGTTTAGGTTTTCTTCTAGGCGCTTGAAGCCGCCTGATTCGTGAGCGCACTGGCTTAGGAAGTGTGCTACTCTACGTTCTGTTGTAATACCATACTTTGGTAGTAGTTCGCATAGTGCGTCATACCAATCATCTGCATCAGCGGAGATGATTTCAGCTAGGTGGTCTTTGGTAAAGTCAAATTCAAAACTCATTTTTAGATCCTTTTAACTACGAGAGCCTTGTTTTCATTCTCAAAAACAAGTTTGTCTCCATATTTACTTATGTTATAATCGCCGATGTACTTGGTTAAAAAGAGTATTTCTGGATAACTTTCCATTATATCAAATCTACCTTCAATAGATTCTACAATGTTTAATGTATCACCAAAATCTACAAATTTAAAATTTAAAGGATCTGCATACTTCTTTTTAATAGTTAAAATTTCGTCATGCATATCAATGTCTTCTACAAAACTTCTATTAAAGAAATTTTTAAAATTTCTCAGATTAGATTCATTTGCAATTTGTCCGTATTGATCAGGATCTAACGGTACACTTGATTCCATATTTTCGATGGTTGCTTCTTTGCTTTGAAAGTCTTTGTAATATCTGTATTTAAATTTGTCTATATTTGCTAGTTTTCCTATACCGTCTAAAATCTCTGTGATATTTTCGTGAGCTCTTTTTTCTCTTTGTAATTCAACAAATACTCTATAATTTCCATCGCTTTGTTCACCTGCTGTAACATCAGCATCAAGAATAAAATTATAACCTTTCTCTAAAAAGTTTGCAAGATCGGTAGCAGGCTGTTTGTCCTTACATGTAAAACTTAAAGTAATAATATTTCTATCTTCACCCATTTTTGATTGATAAGAATCTATTTCAAAAATGTCTTCTACAAAATCTCTTAGATCGCCTTCACGCAAACTCATTATAATGCTCCCTGTGGACTCTCAAGTCCTAAGTCTGCTTCTATATCAGAAGATTGTGTTTCTAATGGAGGAGTATTAGCTGGTACAGCTGGTTCTACGTTAAACCCTTTTTCTTCTGCATAACTAGAATATATATCTGCAATTAGTTTTTTAGGCATTTGTATTTCAACAGTCCAAATAGGATGCCTGTCTAATCTTCCTTTTTTAGTACCTGGTCGAATGTCTTCTGGTTTACGTATTTTTCTCGGGTGTATAATATGTGACTTTGCATAACCTATCTTACAGTCGTAATCTACAAGACGTTTACCGCCCATCGGATCTGGCATTTTATCTCTTGGCCACATAAATTTACAGGTTACCCAATGACGTTCTATATTAGGACCAGACAACAATTCGCCATCTTCCCAATTT